ATGACACTTTCTTTATGGCTAATGAAGTATTTCCGATGAATAAAGCAGTAACAATGCCATACTACAAAATGAACGCAACAGTAGAATTTGCCTTTGATGATAATTCAAATCCATTGATGATAGGAGCATTCTTAGATCTAGCAGAACAACGAAGACTAACAGTAAAAGAATTGTATAACTTAAAAACAAATGCATATGAACCTGAAGCTGATTGGCAGCACTATCCCCCTTGTGTTCAAAAACTTATAACAGAACCTTGGCCATCTAACAATCGTAATAATTTCTTGTTTAATGTAATGATTTTAGAGAATAAAAAAACAGATGGAAACTTAGATCTTAAGACATTCCAAGAGATAGCAATTCAAAGAAATAAACAGTGCTTTCTTAAACCCTTAAGTATTAATGAGGCTAAAGCTGTAGCTAAATCAGTTAAGCAAAGTAGTTATCATTATAAATGTCCTCCTAAGCATAATGAGTTAGCACCAATCTGTAATAAAGAATTATGTAAACTTCGTAAGCTAGGAATAGGACCGCAAGTTCCTGACATCATGGATGAGTTTGAAGATATTATTTATACCCGAGACTCTAAGACTATTTATTTTAGTTTCACTTACAAAGAACAACGGATCACGGTGGAACCCGAAGACATGCGTGATGAAAAATGTTGGAGAATTAAATTATTAAAGTATGGGTTATATTGGATGACTCTTCCAAGACAAAGAAAAGGCCCACCTTTGTTTGAACTAATGTTACAAGAACTTACTAAAAGAGCCATTGAAAATGAACAAGCTAAATATACCGATACAATAGAAGAAGAAAAATACGATGTGCTAAAAGCTTTTTTTGAACAAACAATTGAACAAGATGATTTTGACAAACTTAAGGACGGTTATGTTGTTTTAGATTCTAAAACCAATATGTGTTATTTTAAAAGAAGTACACTTAATAATTGGTTATCCCGTCCTGGAAATAAAAAATTTAAAAACACTATGGAAGCATTCCAATTATTAGGCTGCAAACGACATGACTATTTTGAAGGGGTACAAAATGTGTGGTATGTGACTATGCCTGAATTTGTAAACCATGTTAAGATAAAACAAACTACAAAGAAGAAAACCACAACGGAGCTAGACGATGAATTCCATACCGGAAAATTCAGAACTACAGAATCTAAAAAGCCTATACCACAAAACGATTAAAATTTTTGGACCCCCAGGCACAGGTAAAACCCACACACTTATTGAAAGAGTACTTAAACGACATTTAAAAAAAGGTGTTAATCCAAATGAAATAGCTTTTATTTCTTTTACTAATAAAGCAGTTAACACGGCGGTGGAGAGAGCATTAAAAGCTTTTCCTAAATACAACACTAACGATTTTGAAAGATTTAAAACACTTCATAAATATTGCAGAAGATATTTTGAAGAGGAAGTCTTTGATCCTAAAGATTGTATGATTGATTATGCATTACAAACTAAAATTGTTAAGAGTAGTGATAAGCGATTAGCTGATGATAACTTTACTTATAAAGATTGGTCTTTGTCTATTTATAGTAAAGCTAGAAACATGTTAGTTAATCCTACTGAAGTTTATAAAAGAGAATCTTACAAAAGAGATTCTCTTGATGTCTTTATAAGAAAAATAAAAACTTATGAAAATTATAAGAAGTCTGGAGGGGAAAGATCCTTTATAGATTTTGATGATATGATTGAAAGAGCAATTGATGAAGTAAATTTTCCACCACTTAAAATATTAATACTGGATGAAGCTCAGGATTGTACTCCATTACAATGGTCTGTCATTTACAAAATGGCAGATAAGATAGATAGAATTTATTTAGCAGGAGATGATGACCAAGGAATATATAAATGGAATGGTGCTGATCCTAAATATTTTACTACTTTCTTCCCTGGTCGAAAAGTTAAATTAAGAAAAACAAAAAGGTTTGGAGAAGCTGTGCATCACTTCTCTCAAATTATTAGACGAGGAATATTAGATAGTGAAGAAAAAGATTACGAACATGTAGATAAAAAAGGATTTGTAAAAAGATATTTAAATTTTAAGGAGATTCCTTTTTCTCAATTAGAAGGAACTTGGTACATCTTAGGAAGAATTAATAGCACAGTAAATGAATTAAGAATGGTAGCCAAAGATGCAGGATTATATTATTCCGATAATGATAATAATAAATGTTTTGATCCTTCTCAATGGGAAGCCATTAAAGCTTGGACCAGAATCTCTTCCGGTAAAAAAATAGATAAACGTCAAGCAGAAAAAATGTATAAGTATATTAGAGAACTTAAAAGTCCAGACTACAGAGCTACTAAATTTTGGATTAATGAACCTGATTTTAAAGAATATAATTTTAAAGATTTAAAAGAATGGTGTGGATTAGATCTACCTGATGAAGCGCAGCAGAAACAATGGTGGTGGATTTTAAGAAGAAATTTTACTCCACGACAAATTATTTATTTTTTAAGACTCCTTCGTCGGTATGGTCAAAAACAACTCGATGAAGACCCTCAGATTATTATTGATACAATTCATTCAGTAAAAGGTGGAGAAGCCAATCATGTGGTTTTATATGGGAAAGGAAATTTTCCATCCAACTTTAAAAGTAAAACAAAACAAGAAAAAATTGATGAAAAAAAAGTCTGGTATACAGGTGCAACTCGTGCTAGAGATACGATTCATTTATTAACAACGGATTACAAATATAACTATCCATTGGGAGCAGATTATTTAGTTTATGTCCAAGAACAAACCAGATAAACAGTATTATCAAGACTTAAAAAATATGATAAAGAAAATAAAAAAAGAAACTGGGTGGAAAGATATATTAAAAATAACAGAAGAAGCTCAGATACGATTGAATAGGAAAGAGAAAAAAGATGACGCACAAAGACCTCTTTAAGGGAACTACTTACGATAGTTTAAATAAGCAGGTAGATGGCGATCATTACAAAGGGATGAAGATTCAGCCTGCGGAATTTATAAATGAAAATCAACTTCCTTTTGCCGAAGGAAATGCAATTAAATATATTTGTAGACATAAGAAGAAAGGAAAAGATAAAGATATAAAAAAAGCTATACATTATTTAGAAATGATATTAGAAAGAGATTACCCTGATGTATAACCCTTTGCCACCACGACTTACAATTAAACCTTCTTTAATTAGTGGGTTAGGACTATTTGCAACTGCAGGTATTGCTCAAGGAACTAACCTAGGAACTACTCACATAAAAGTAGATGGGGAACTTTTTAGAACTCCTTTGGGGGGTTTTATTAATTGTGATGAAAACGCAAATTGCGTTAAAGTAGAAATGAGAACTGAAGGTTCTATTACTGATAAATGGAATTTAGTTACATTAAGAAATATTACAAGTGGCGAAGAACTAACTTTAAAGTATACATTCTACCCGGTCACAAAAGATTTTTTAGAAGAAGCTGAAAAAGAAAAAAAAGAATTAGAAGAGTCTTATCAGGAGTCAGTTAGACAGGCTAAAGAGAGATCATGAGTCTACAACTCTCAATGAACTTTAAAAAACACATTTGGTCTTGTCCTGCAGAATATAAAGATCTTTCACACGCAAAAGAAATAGCCATTGATTTAGAAACTAGAGACGATGGCATTGCATCTGGCCAAGGGGCAGGATGGGCTACAGGTAATGGTAACATTATAGGTTTTGCCGTAGCAACCGAAGGCTGGCAAGGATACTATCCCTTTAAACATTTCGGTGGTGGTAACATGATACCGGAACAAGTACAAAAATATATGAAAGATGTTTGTGCTTTACCTTGCACTAAAATTTTTCATAATGCTCAGTACGATGTAGGTTGGTTAGAAAAGGAAGGTTATAAAATTAATGGAGAGATAATTGATACGATGATAGCTGCAGCTATCGTTGATGAAAATAGGTTCTCTTATTCTTTAAATGCTTTATCCAAAGATTACCTGGGGGAGATTAAAGCAGAAACAGATTTAATCTTAGCAGCTAAAGATCATGGTGTGGATCCCAAAGCCGAGATGTGGAAGTTACCTGCGGAGCATGTTGGATTTTACGCTGAACAAGATGCACGACTCACGTTCCTTCTGTGGCAACAACTTAAAAAAGAAATTGTTCACCAAAGTTTAGGAACAGTATGGGAATTAGAATCTAGCTTATTGCCAGTATTGATAAAAATGCGTCAAAGAGGGGTAAGAGTACAAGTGGAATTAGCTCAACAGCTGCAAACAAAAATGCGACACCAAGAAAAAGAGCTATTGTTGGCCATACGACAAGAATCAGGAGCAGACATAGACATTTGGGCAGCACGCCAGATTGCCATAGCCTTTGATAAAATGAAGATAGAGTACCCACGGACTGTAAAAACAGGCGAGCCATCATTTACCCAAAACTGGTTGTTCAACTGTAAACATAAAATTGCAAAGTTAATTGTTAAAGCGAGAGAAATAAATAAATTTCATAATACCTTCTTATCTTCTATCATGAAGTACCAGGTGGATGGAAGAATACACGGTGAAATAAATCAACTGAGATCAGATAATGGCGGAACTGTGTCGGGAAGACTATCTATGTCTCATCCTAACCTGCAGCAGGTTCCAGCTAGGAACAAAGAGTTTGGACCTATGATTAGATCTTTATTTGTTCCTGAAGAGGGATGTAAGTGGGGCAGCTTTGATTATTCGCAGCAAGAACCACGAATGACGGTTCACTATGCAGCATCTATAGGGGATGGCTATGAAGGAAGTAATGAATTAGTTCAGGCTTATCATGAAGCTAGTGCAGACTTCCACCAAACTGTAGCTGATTTAGTAGGAATTGAAAGATCTCAAGCAAAAACTATTGGACTAGGTTTAATGTACGGAATGGGTAAGAATAAATTAGCTAATTCTCTTGGACTATCAAAAGAAGAAGCAACACAGCTAATATCAAAATATAACAATAAAGTTCCATTTGTGAAGCTATTATCCGATAGATGTATGCAAACCGCAAGTGAGAAAGGTATTATTAGAACTAAAAAAGGTCGAAAGTGTAGGTTCAATATGTGGGAGCCTAGAGACTTCGGCTTACATACTGCAGAAACATTTGATAATGCAGTCGCTAAGTATGGAAGAGACAATATTAAAAGGGCTTATACCTATAAGGCCTTAAATAGATTAATACAAGGATCATCCGCAGATCAAACTAAACAGGCAATGTTAGCATGTGCAGACGCAGGCTTCTTACCTATCTTACAGATCCATGATGAACTATGTTTTAATGTGAAGGATGAATCAATGGCAGAAGAAATCAAGAAAATAATGGAAGGATGTATCGAATTTAAAGTACCCTTTGTGGTAGATAAAAAATTAGGAGATTCCTGGGGAAATGCCAAATGATGAATTAGGATATTTAGCTGGTGTATTTGATGGAGAAGGAACCTTTGGTATATGGTCAAAGGGTAAGAATAAAACAAGACAATTAAGAGTGGCAGTAGATATGTCCGATGGAGATATAGTATTGAGATTTTTAACTTTTTTTAAGACGGGAGCAATCTATGCTAGGCAGCCAAAAAACCCTAAACATAAATTAATGTACAGCTGGAGAGTAACTAAGAAAGAAAAAGCTTTAGATATTTTAAGAACAATGTTACCTTACCTATCTAAAAGAAGACAACTTAAATTTCATGAGGTAGCCAATGGCTGAATTATTAACCACGACCCAAGGACCACTGACCACGGTCCACCCTTGGTATCAATTGTTTAAAACTAGGTTAGCCCACGTAGCATTAGATAACATTACAATGATTCCTAATGTTGCAATCACTATAAATGAAGAAGAGAAAAAACATTTTGAACAAAACGGAATGCTTACTCCTATTGTCGTAGATGAAAATAATTTATTAATAGATGGAGCTAAACGATTAAAATATTTTAAAGGGATAGCTCAGTATGCGTTAGTTTATAAAGCTAAAAATGTAGACGAAGAAAATTTTTTAAAAGCTTTAAATGGTAAGTGTGATGAGAAACACCCGGATATATTTGATATGTCATTCTTGTTTGAAAAAGATATGCGCGAGTTTACCCTTAAGGTTTTACCCCTTTTTAAGGAAGGAATTAAAGGAGCCCCTGTATCTAACTAGCTATACTAGGTTTCTGTTCCTGTTCCACTTTAATTTCTATCTGTGTCTTCAGGTCTTTTATTCGAAATGAGGCCAGTTTCATCTCGTCCTGTTGACCCGTAGTAGCCAACCGAGCCCATTTGTGCTCTAAGTTTAGCTTCTCTTGTACCATCGTTTGTAACGCCATTGGTAAACTCCTCATACGTTAGCCGGACACGATTATCTGAGTAGAAACCTTTTAAACTTTGTTCGTTCGAAGTGTCTACCTTTACATGTCCTTGTTCAACAAGCTCTGCAAACTTTAACAGAGCAGCTTTATCGTCCGGAGCTTCCACATTCCCATTTAAATAGGAGCCATATACGAAAGCTTGGATGCGATATAGCTTCATAAGTTAATATAAGACACCGTAGGGTTGTTTGTCAATACTATTTCCATGCTATGCTGTGGGTCATAGAATAGTCTGAAGGAATACAATTAATAGTCATTTCTGTGGCGTAGGACCCTCTATTTTTAAGATTTAGCTGTATTTGGGTACCCAGGTAGTCAGCTCTGTCAAGACAGCTCTCAAGGCTTGTATGACGTGATTTCTCATATTCGTAGATATTACCGCACTTTTCTTTATCAAAGAGAGTTGGATCACTTTCCACGGCCCAACACATACTCCCAAATAGCACATAAATAACAGCCTCTTTCATAGCATAGCGCTACCAAAATTATGCCATAATGTCAATTAGGATTCCACGCCTGGCTTAGGTCTGGGAAGGAGCAGCTGGTCGTCTATGCACATAAACTTAATAATCGTGCCATACTTGTTAACCTCTCCTGCACCTATTTCCTTGGCTTTTTTAAGAGACTCATTATAGCCTGCAATCATACACTCATAGTGAGAGTTGTATAAATCAGGCATTGGATGAGGGGGTAAACACTGCTGATAAACAGAGCTACAAATAATCATACTAAGTACAAATTTCATCTTGACTTTATATTATCTCCCATATATATAAGAACTATGAAAATAAAAAGTAAAAGTTCTTTGTGGCATAATATCATAGAGCAGGTTGATGAACAATTAAGTAGGATACCTTCTCATGATGTGGATGGCACTCCATTAGAAGATTCAATTAGGTTTGATGACTATAAAGATAGTCTTAAAGAATTAAAAATTAAAACAGAAGATAACAGGGAAATAACTCCAATTCATACAACACTAGCTAATGATTTAGTGTATGATGAGTTGGCCGCAAGAAGAAGGGAAGGAAATGGAAAATAAATATAGTTGTTATGTGTGTGATAAAAAGATTCCTACATTTAAGGAAACTCTTTTAATAATTGCAAAGTTTTTACAGAATCCAAAAACTCCAAAAAAAATAATAGACCAGGCACATACGGATTTAGGGAAAATGGGTGATTTGTTAGATAAATTAGAGAAAGGAAAAAAAGATGGAAAGGGAAATTAAAAACGCGTTAATGATAATATTTGCACTTGGTCTGTTGCTAAGTCCAAAATTATTTTTATTACTTATAGGATATATGGTTTATGGAATTTTCTATTAAAAAATTTTTAAAAGATTTATGTATAAATTCTTTATATTACAGAACAGAAATTGTTTGTGGTATAGCTGGATTTATAATTGGTGTTGCAGCAGCAACATTACTAAACAACTTTATAGCGGGAGTATTTTAATATGAGCATTACCTATCATAGTACTTCAACGGGACCCGGCAATCCTTTGATGGAAGAATTAAAAAAATTACAGAAAAAAATGGAGGATACTGACAATGACATAACTCAAGAAAAAAAACATCATGCAGAGTCTCTGAAGCTGCTGGCCGAACAGCGACAAGAAATAGAGGCTCTGCAAAAACAAAAAGGATATCTCCAGGATCAATTGAGAAAAGCAGGAAATACTATTAAGGAACTAAACACGAAAATCGAAACAGCGAATGACGAACTAACAGTTAAAACACTTCAAGTTAATCAACTTGAAAACATTAGAAAACAAGTTTTAGTTACTTTACAAGAAATGAAAGACGACTTAAACAATAATCACAAGGATGAAAATGGACATTAATAAATGGAAAAGTGTAGCTGTAAAGATAGATGACTACAAGCTACTTAAAGGAATGTGTAAAGAAAAATTCCGTGCACCCGCAGGGATGATTTCTAAATTAGTAAATGATTACATGAAACACATAGCTAAGAAAGAAGGGACAAGTGTTGAGGCCCTTAAGAAAAAATATCTCAACGGAGCGAAGGGCAGCTAAATGGTAATGACTCCAAAAGACATAGAAGAGTATCATAATTTGGAGAACCTAAAAATTTTTAAAGAAACAGGTTATGATGAATTCTGTGTTAGGTTTTATCATAAGACTAAAGAGTTAGTATTTTTAGTTAATGGGGTTGAACGAAACCGAATCAAGTTAGGTGACCCCGAATCAAAATTTGAAGAGTGTTTAGATGCAATTAAATCTTTATTCATATCATGGCGAAAACCGATAAATTAATAGAAGTTAAATTAACTCATGATGAGATCTGTGATCTTATAAACGGGTTAACCGTAAAATCCTTGTCTCAAGGATTGGACAAAGAATCTAAAGCATTAGGTCAAAAATTAAGCATAGCTTTGAAAAAATTAGAAAACGGTGATGGGGAAAAAGCTTAATTTACACACAGAAATCAAGGATTTTCAACAGTATTGGAGAGAAGATAAACCCTGGGGGATGCAGTTTAGAATTGCAACATCAGAAAAAACTTATGTCATTGATTGTAAGTGGAAAGATAGGGTAAGATTACCTGATGGCAGAGTTATCTCTAATGTACTTGCAAGAAAGGTGAAAAATGGATAAGAAAGAAATTAAGTATGAGATTTGTACTTTTTGTAAAGGGAACGGATACATTAAAGGGCAGATAAATACCGGAACTTGCATCCACTGCGATGGTTCAGGACACAAAGATCACGGCCCACGGATCAACAATCAATTATTTTTAAATATTATGAGATATGTAGAAGGATATATTGATGGCGAAATCGAAGGATGGTATCACTGAGTACACCAAAGCTCTAGTCATTCTTGCGGCCAATTTAAAAAAAACAGACTACGATAAAATTACCAGCGTAATGTTTGCATTACATAATGGAGTATGCTTTGGTTATAAACCAGAGTTTGATCCACAAATGATAACAGATGCAAACGATGTATATAAATTTCACACGAAAAAAAAACACACTAATAATGTAGTAAAACTCAAGCTGATCAAGGGTATGAAAGGTGATGATGCTAAGTTATAATTCATCTATGAATATCTTTGCAAATAATAACGCTCTTTTGATAGTACCACGAAAGGAAAAATGGTCAGGCGCACAAATCCACAGGATGATTGAAGATGTGGAAAAACAATACCAGGTCGCTTCTGGGTTAAACGTAGCACCGGAGGTTAAATACCATTATCGTGAACTATTCACCAACCTTATTAAAACTTATGGGCATTGAAATAGCCGAATCTTTAATTTCCCAAAATCATCAGTGCCCTGAACAAAGACTATGGCGTCATGTATTATTAAACGCTGTTGAAGATACACGAATTTTACAGTCGGATAGAAAATCAAGCATTCATAAAATGGAAGCCCATCAATGGATCACTAAAGAGAACCAAGACTTCAATTGGATATGCTGGCAATCAGGCTGGGATCCTCAAATAGTTAAAGAACAATATTTTAAAGCTGTTAGAAATGGGCATATTACCTTTACCCACCGGCAATTAAAATGGATAGAATACTATCGTTTATATCTTGATCTTAAAAAAGAAGCTAATGAAGATAAAAGAAAAGTATTAAGAAAAAAGGTCGAAAAATTAAGGAAACAGGTATTGGCAACTACTACCGCTGTTGTAAAAAATTTAATCAGTACGCCTAATCTTCTTCCATGCGTTTAACACTACTAATAGTGTGCTTATGTATTTTATCTACATCATGTAGTAAAATTGATTTCAATCCATGGACAACGGCTGCTAGGGTAATTGTTAAACAAGACAATTAAACCTAGGGATATTTCTATCCCTAGGTAGAAAGGAGCTGTTTTATGAAAATAAAAAACAACTTATTCTTGAATTAACATATTCCCCTTAGTTATGCAAGAGTTGGGGTTCCCAATCTTTAATCAACGCCCACGACTCTTCCGCTTCTTTTTCAATGCGAGCATTTTCAAATGCATCATAGGCTTTCCCAATTAGGAAAGACACCACCTTAGACATACTAACAGGCATCTCAAATCTATACTTAGAAAGAATGAGAAGCTTTTCATATGACCCTACACCGAGAGCAATGGACTTAAATTTGTCTTTGTTCATAAAATTACCTCCTTTTTGCCATTTTTTTAGTACCCCCAGATAGTTTGTCAATTCTTAATTTCCCCTATACCCTCTCTATACAAATAAAAAAAATAAAAAAAAGTTTTAGTCAAAACTACTAAGAAATTAAGAAAATGGCTTAAATACTCACTTTCTTTAAGAAAAGTTTTAAGAAAAATTCTTAAAAAGTAAGAAAAAATAGGTCAAAACCTAGTCTCTTACGGGGAAAAAATAGAAATATTTCTTAAAAAATATTTTATGCTATAGTGAGGGTATATGCCAGCAAAAAAGAATGTAATGAAGACTACTATTGAACTGACTCCTAAACAGAGGACGTTTGTAGATATATTGGTTGCTCATTGGGGGAAGATTTCCAAGGTTGAAGCAGCTCAACGGGCTGGATATACATCTAAAAAAGCCGAAGGACCAACTGAGACAGCAAGCAGGCTAACTAACCCGGCTCAAAATCCACATGTGTGTAGATACTTAGAAAAAAGATTACAACAGGAATTACAAAAATATGAAAAAGATAAATTAGTTGATTATAAAAAGTATGAAGATTTAGGTGATC